GCCTGTTCCTGTTGGATAAATCTCAAAGAAGATTGTAGCCGCTGGGTCTAGCAATTGCTGAGTTGTGTCTGCTTCATCCCAGTAGCAATTAACTGATACTGTGTGTGAGTTTAGGCTTTTGAGATATGTTCTGTCATCGTCACCCATAACACTGCTTTCAACAGTATCGGTTGTGCTTTCAATACTAAAATCTCTTACCTGACCTACAACGGCTTCACTGCCATCTGTAGTGTGCATTTTTACTACGCCACTGTTGCCTGTTACTATAGCCATTTTATTGCCTCATTAAATATTTAAACTGTGCCTCGAGTATAACTGTATTGCACTCTAAGCGTTATAATTACACCGCCAATCGGTTCAATAGAACCTTCGTCAGTTTCAATGCTTAAAATCTGTGTATCGATTGCATTGTTACCACGCGTTCTATCATTGTCTAATTTTTCTTCAACTGCCTCGACAATTTGATTTCTTAAAGTGTCTAACGTCTTGCCTTTTACATAACATACCAATTGGTAGTTAATTGAAGCCATACGCTGTGAAATCGTACCGCCTACTGTCGAGTCGTTTCTATCTTCATCTGATGTGCGAACAAGTATAGCAGGAAATTGTGCATTTGATAATTTTTCAAAGTCAAATGGTTCACGAGTAACATACTTTACTTTTAAAGGGTCTGTTATGCCCTGCAAACTATCTACTAAATTCTGTGCTACTTTTTCGCGTACACTCATTTTAAATTCTCTATTAATTTGTCACGCAATTCATCTTGCTCTTTATTGCTAAAACCAAAAAATGGTCTTGTCTGCTCATTCTTAAATGCTTTTTTAGCATCATCAGGTCTTGTAAAAAATATCTTAGCCGTTGTGTTTGTTGCGCTAGTTGTCATGCCACTACGCATCTGTCTAGTGAACTGCAAGTCGGGCTTTTGACCACGACCTTTAGATTTCCTAAACTTCAAATACTTTGCAGAATACTTTTTGAACAATCCACCTTTATAACTAACACCGCTATCCATGCGGTCTTGGATTATTTTTTTGCCATGCAATGCTGTGCGAGATAATGCACGCTTAAACATAGCATCGACACTATCAGACTTGCCTAGCTGTAACTTAGCCAAATCGCCTTTAATGTCGAGATTGATTTCCATTATCTTGATAGCCTACCATGATGTATTGACTGCTTTTCTTTTTTGCTTATAACGTCATCATCATTTTCATCATATTGGATGCCATCTCTAAGCAAGTCATCATATTCTTCGCCAAACCTAGCTTTGTAAAAATCAATCATTTTCAGAAATCTGTCATCTGATACCCAGTTAGTTAATTGTGGTAGTGCATATTTCCACAAAACTAAATAGGTAGACAATCTAGCAAATTGTGCTGAAACTAATTTGTTGTTATCCATCTCACCAGACAGACCTTTTTTTTCCCACCAATCTACCCGCAGGTTTCTATTGATATCATTGAAAGCCCTACCATGCTCATCACTAAATGTATCAATGCCTAACTGTAGAATGTCAGGAACTATATCCTGTAAATCTGAATCTGTAGAATACGCCATTACCACTTCACCTTATCTGCCCAGTAAGCCGCTGACATTTTGCCTTTGGCTATATTCTTTGCGTGTCGCGCTTTGAATGCTCTACGCTTTGCTTTGTCTGCCGCAGATTCATTCTTTCTAGGTGGCTTGTTATCTGCCCCCTGTTGTCCGAATCTAATCAGCTTTACCTTGTCACCTTCTTTAGCTAATACAGCATGAGATTTAGTCTTATGACCAGATGTTCTCTTTGGCTTATTGTAGCCTTGGAACCTTTCACCTCTATAATTAACCGCCATAGTAACCTCTTAAAGTAAGCCCCCTACCGAAGTAAGGGGCTAGTCCCGATTAGGCTGGGATTGTCGCATCTGCAGTTAGTTTAACACCATAAGTATCTTCTAACTCAGCAACACCGTAGATTGCAGTAGCAACCATGTCAGTGCCACGACGAGTAGCATTGCGTTGTGTTTCAAGATTGAAATCACGTTTCATAGCAATAGCTAGAGCTTCTGGAGCAAATACTGCACCGATAGAATCACCTTGACCATCTACAGCAACATTAGCACTTTCGTAGATGTTTACACCTGCGATTGTACCAACATAACCAGTAGTCATAGCGCGGTTACCAACATCACTTAGTGCACCATGTGCGAAGGTGTTAGTTAGACCTGCTTTGATTTGGTAGGCTTGGTATGGGTGAAGAACACAAGCATATTGACCAGGCGCTTTATTGGCACGAAGTGTAGCCGCTGCTTGGAAAATATCTGCTACACTAATCTCAACACCTGCACCGCCTGCTTTTTGAGTAGCGAAGCCAGTGAACAAACCAATTAGGTCTGAATCGATTTTAGTAGCAATTGCATTACCAAGAACTGTACCTAGTTCCTGTGCAGGATTGCCTGCGCCCATAGCCGCTAGGTCAGTAAGTAAAACAGTGTTACCTACCTCTGCTACGGTTACTTCAACTGATGAAGTGCTTACTGCTGATTCTGATGGAGCAGTGCCTTCGGTTAGGTCAGCCGCAGTTACAGGAGGATATTTAGGAATTTGGATAGTTTTCCCTGCTTGTCCTGCAATGTCATACTGTGTAACCAATCCTAGCATTAAAGATTCTTCTTCGGCTGTGAATCGTGCTTGTGCGACTATATTAACAAACAAGTCGCCTAAAGTTGTGGATGTAGTGCTCATAATAAATACCTATAAAAAAAGATGAAAGTTTTTTAGCCTTTATTTGACTTCATCTGGACATATGCTTCTTTGCCACCGTTCCGCCAATTTTCGACTATCCATTCCATCGATTTAGGCTTCGATGTAGAGCCACCTGCGTTACCCAAAGCACCCGAGCCGCCACCATTGGCTTTTACGAAGTGTGGGTTTGCAGTTAAAAATTCTGTAACTAGTTCATCTACTGTAAGCAGTTCGCCTTTGTCATTATAGCGGGGTGTGCCATTTTGGTCTACAACCTCTACGCTACCATCATTACTCAGCCTTGCTTGATTCTTTAGTAGTTGCGTTACTTGGACTGTATCAACTGCATTATTTCGACTAGCTGACGATGTAAATGCACCATCTATCAATGTTTCCTGTAGTCGTGTTTTATAGCTATTGATTTCAGCCTCTTTCTTTTCGACAGTTTGTTTCAGGATATTGTCAAACTCGCCTCGTTGCTTTTGTTGCTCTAGTTCAGCCTGTTCTTTTTGGCTCAGTAGTTCCTTAGCTTCATCTAAGTTAATACCACCAAGCTTTTTATCGAACTTGCGTTGCTCACGAGCAATTCGGTCAGCTACGATTCGGTCTAATTCTTCCTGAGAAAATGTCTTGCCCTGAGTTTCTACTGCCGCTGTCTCAGTTTCAGCTTGTTCTACGGTTTCCATGATTTCATCGTTCATGTTACGAGCCTCTTAAAAGAGTAGTTAGTGAATTGATAGTTTAACAACTATTTATTTCTTTGTCTTGCGTTTCTTTTTCTTCGGTCTACCGACCTTGTTTCCGTATGTACCTTTGCCCTGTGGCATAATGGTTACCTCACTCTACACCGATGAATTGATGCCCGCAGTTATAACCACCACGAACTTTAAATGGGTTTCCTGACATCTTGCCTGCCCATTCACCAGACCAAATTTCATATATTTCTTCTTCGGTGTATGTTTTGTTTCTGTGTTTACGGCAATGGTTACGAGATGCATCTACTAACGAACCAACATATTTAAATTTAGTAATTCCTGCATCTTTAGCCATTTTGATATTAACAGAAGCATCGAATTGCATCAAAGAATCATGTACAAGCTGACTAGAATATCTTGCCAACCTGCCGCTAACTTGACTACGCACCGATTGCACAATTGTAGCAAATGATGCTCCTACTAATGTTGCTTCATATATTTCTTTAGCAATAACGTCTAAATACTCATTGCCAATATCTTGGAAACCTTGAAACGATAAAGTCTTTAATTGCGCCACCACTGATGGGTCTAGTTCCTGAAAGTTAGATAAAGGACTATTCAAAGCAACAGCATCACGCAATGCAGTATCGTAGTCCCTAATGATTGCATCTACCTCAGCCAAATATTCCTGTTCGACAATCTCACGCAACCCACTACGAGCAGTTATAGCCCATTGTTCATCAAATAACTCACCCGCATCTAATGGGGCAGATGCCATAAAGTCAGCAATTCGATTCTCTAGTGTTACTAATGCGCCTGCTAATCTTTCCTGATGCCGTTCAGCTAAAGCCGCCATAAAAGTAACATGGTCAGTATCACGCGCCATCTACAGGAGTCTCATTAAATTGACCTAAAACCTGTGTTCCTGTTTCTATCTCATTATGTGACTTAACTAGTTGTTCATCATCTAAAACCAAATCAGCAATTTTCTTATCTACTTCTTTTTGCAGTGTTGCCGATTTAACGCCAGTCGCTTTCATCTGTTGCAGGAACATTAATTCTTTATCGTAGTCACGTAGGTCAAATGCATCTGGGTAGAAAATCTCTACATCGTTAGTGACTTGTTGCCACTGACAGAACAGGTCAAATATTTGTTCTTCTGCTAACTCAAGTATGTCTGCTTTTTCTGACAGTTTAGCATTTAACATCTGAAACTCTGTCTGCATTGCTACGCCTGATTGTGTCATAGCCTGTGTGCCACGCACTGCGCCCATGTGTGACATTCTGTTGATGGCTTCAACCTTATCTTTAATTGAGTTGCGTACAGCATCTAGGTTTTGCCCTGATGGTTGCATCTGATAAGGCTTTAGTTGTCCATCCATATCGTCAGGTAAATTAATAACTGCACCTGCACCTGCACTAGCATCAGTCTCAAACGTCTTTACTAATGTCGGGTGGTTGCTGATTCTAATTAGTTGCTCTATTTCAGACAGTTCTTGATAAATTGCTCGTTGCATATAAGCCACGTCTGATAAATCTGAAACACCAACTCCTCGTTGTACTGAACGGTTAGCAGGTAGGTGTACTGCAGGTATCTTGCCAAGCGGATTATCCATTTCATCAATCTTTTGCTCCTCTTGGTTGTTACGCATTACATAAGTTTCGATTTTGTCTTTAGTCCACTTTTTAAAGTATTCATCGACAGTAACATCATCAACGCGTTCTACTGCTTCACGCAATACAAGATAAGTTAACTCAAATCTACCTGATTCACTGCGCTCATATTTCCAATCGAATACATTTTCTGGCGTGAACAAATTAATATAAGGTCTGACGTCTTGCTCTAGTTCTTCTGCTCTTGTAGCCGCATTCGATTTAGGTTTATCAAGCAACAACCAAACGTGTCCATATACACTAGACCAAACTTGTGCCTGTCTCATAAATGCATTGAATGAACGACCATCTAAATCAGCATCTTTAAGGAATGGGTCTAATGCAGGATTTCCTGACAATGTGTTGAATGCTCTTGTAGGTGGAACGCGCCATAGGAAACTGCTGTAGATGTGTACTATGTTCTTACAGTGATTATCCATAGGCGTTAGGTCTAATCGCCTGCTGTATTCATTGCCATCTTCTGATATGTAATTCGTGAGGTAATTGCCCTCAATATAATCTTCTCCACCCATGTAGGAACGAAGATAAAATTCCCAACGGTTTTTTAGGTCATCATAAATAGGGTGAGTGTTATCTATGTTCTGTGATTGCATCAAGTCCACCTAGTCGGTTGTTCTACTTCGTACTCGGTTCTTATTGGGAATATGTATTCTATTAAGTAACCTAGTGCATCGTTCATATGGTCGAACCCATCTTTATTTGGTTGGCTCGTACCTTCTTTATATGTTTGTCTTTCTAAACTTTTTATTGTTTGCCGACACTTTGGGCTAATGAATAAGTGCCTAGCACCATCACTGCTCAATAGCCGACTATTCACCGCGTTGATTCTATCCCTGACCAACGGATGCCTTTTCTTGACCTTAACGCTAAATCCTGCGTTTTGTAAGATAGACAAATCTGTTCTACCGCCTGCGCTTGTTTTGCGCTGTCTTGATGCAGGGTCTGGAAAAATAATAATATGTCGATTTGGATAACGCTGTAATATTTCTTCGCACATTTCGTCTGTGTTTGAACCATACATAACTATTTCGTCTACAGCTATGATGTTCTCACCCTTACGCAAACAAACAACAGCTGACATTGGGTCGACATTGAAATCTAACCCGATGTACAGTGTGCCGCCATCATCGTCATAATCTACTACTGACAATTCCCTACTAAACGAATAATACACTAAGCCACTGTATGTGACAAATTCCGCGCAATATTCTTGTTTGAATGTTCTCTCATCCAAATCCATCTTTGCTTGTTCTATTTCATCAGCAGGAACATTACCGCCTTCTATCGTGGTGTACTGAAAGCTAGTCCATGCATCACTGCCAACTAAACCGCCTGCCCATAAATCGTAAAAGTGATTACGCCCTTTTGGTGTACCAATAAAAAGTGCACCGCCTTGTCTATCAGACAAACTAGGTCTAATTATTTCGCCCCAAACTTCTTTTCGCATATCAGCAAACTCATCTAACACCACGAAGTCTAAAGCCCTGCCTCGTAGGTTGTTTGGTTTTTCACCACCCTTTAGGCTGATTAAAGAACCATTGATTAAAGTTACTGTTAATGCTGTTTCGTTTGTTTTGTGGATATATTCTTCGGGGATAGTGTTAATCAACATCTGCCACGCAATTTCCTTAGCCGCCCCATATGTGGGAGCGATGTACCAGACGTTTTTGTTTTTGCCTGATATTGCTTGCTTTAGTATTTCTAATGTCGATAAATATGTTTTGCCAAACCGCCTGCCTGCTACAACAGTCCTAAACCTTGAATCACAAGTAAAAATGTCTCTTTGTGGGTCAGTCAGATGCATCGCTGTTCACTATGATATTTAGCTGAGGTATTTCTAAAGGCTCTGGCTGTTCTTCTTTCCAACCACCCTGAGTTTTAAGATAGAAAATGTTTGCTGATACATTGCCCTGCTTTGCTAACTGAACTAGGTTGCTACCCATACTGGCGACTTGTTTAACCTTGCCCCTTTTATATGCGGTAGAAACTTCTGGTTGGCGTTTTTCGATTTCACGCAAAGTCTTCTCGGTGATACCGAAATAGTCTGCTACTTGTGTTTTGTTTAATACAGCGGCTAATGCTTGCAGTTCTATTATCTGTGCATCTGTAAGCACTACAGGTGGTCTGCCACCCCCATCGCCTTGATTGCCTATTTTCATAATTAGGAAACTTGGAGCGTACAGGTCGGAGTTGCACCGCCCAGACTAGAGGGGTTCTCTAGCGCCTGCTCTTTTGCACGCTTCGGATAAGGTTTGCTTAAATGCATTATAGACTGTTTTGTTTCTTTGTCCAATGCCATCAGATATCTATGCTTTCCCTTTGTATAAAATACAGTAGCGTTAGGGTCTAAGTGTTTTCTTACTGCGTCTATGTTTTGCTTAACACCTTTGCTATGTACAGATTTAGGATGTGTCTTTTTACCATTGATAATAAAAGCACCCATACTACCTGCATTCATAAGACCACTATAAACCCAATTAGTTGCTTGATAGATTCCGCCATGATGGTTTTGGTCAGCATCAGCATAACTAACCACAAGCCTTAAACCTGTGTTAGCTTTTTTAAGAAACTTAATTGCTAATGCCATTATCTTGCTCACTGGTGTTTTGTGCTTTGTTAATGCTATACGGACTAACTCACAACCTTCGTCTGCTTTTAGCCCAAATGGTTTTAGCATATTGTTGTTAGCACCTCTACCGAATAATACTACTCCGATAAACTTGCCATCTTCCCATGCACCAACCTTTACTAATTTGCCAACAGGAATAACGCCACTATAGTGCCAATTCTCACAAGCATACTTAGCCGCATCAAAACTAGCCCAATCGATTTTTAGTTTAGCACTCTCTGACATTTTGAACTAAATCACCCCATCTAGTTTTTAGAGATTGTTTTGCTTCTTCTAGTGTAGCATTTTCCATGTTAATCATTCGCACTGTTTTGCCGTTCATCTCAAATTCATATTTACGAATCTTAGAACCGCTTTTCTCAGTATCAAAACGACTTAATATGTTCTTATTTTTTTGCTCATGGTTTGCACTCATTCTACTCCCCTCATATCAAACTCTTTCCCACAATGCGGACAATCTATCCACTTAGGGTCAAGTTCATCTAACTGACCTTGTTCTTCTTCTGTAGCAGGGTCGAAATTAGGCTCAAATGTATCTGTTAGGTTTTTTAGCATATCATCATCAAAACCAAGAACATCTAAATTAAAGTCTAACTCTGTTAGCCTGCTTACTTCAACCTTTAGAGCATCAATGTCCCAATCTGCATTTAGTGCTAATTGGTTATCAGCAATAACGTAGGCTTTCTTCTGTGCCTCTGTAAGGTTGTTTAATGTGATTGTCGGAACATCATCAAGACCAAGCAACTGAGAGGCTTGTAGCCTGCCATGCCCTGCAATAATGCCACCATCTTCGTCAATTAAAATTGGATTAGTAAAACCAAACTCTTTTATGCTTGCCGCTACTTGGGCTACTTGTTGTTCAGAGTGTGTTCTACTGTTGTTAATGTAAGGAATCAAATCCCCAGTTTTTTTGTATTCTATGGTTAAACTCATACCTCAGTCCCAAATGATTTTGCGACACTCATAACAGGATTGTGGAGAATAATGGAATTTTCTTCTGGTGGTAATCCACTTAGACGGCAATTAACAGCATCACGCCAAAACACTAATGCTGTTTTTATTTGATGCCCTGCACTGGGATTATCAATTAGACTTTGTGTTATCTCATCTAGTTTAGACAACAAATCAGTCCAACCATTTTCCTCGCATTCGATTATGTGTGTACTTAAATTTAAGTTCATTACTACACTCCTTAGCAATCGCTAATTTGTCAGTAGTAATATCTTAACTAAACATTTGACATAAAGCAAGCGTTTAACTTTGTTCTGATTCATTGCGTTTCAGGGGTCTACCGCCTAAATCATCATAGGCAATTATCGCAAGTGTAATCACTGCGAATATGAGCATTAATTTCATGGGAGTTGTCTCTACTGGTGAAGGCGGTATTTTATATATTAGAATATATATTGCTAATGCTTAATTTGCATAAAGGTTATGCGGAATAGTCATAGTGGTTCGTTTCGTAGCACCAGTGAACCACTCTGGCTAATCACGTCTAAGGAGGAACGCGCTACTAGTGTTTATTTATAATATTACAACAATCGCTACTATAACTGCTACAATAATTGAGAATCTTTTGTAATCATAGGTTTCAGAATTTAACCAATCTAAAACATTTTTTCTGTAGCCTGATACTTTGCTTTTTATCAATTCGATATCTGCCACTTTGTTTGCTTCTTTAACTGCTTTTTTTGCTTTTTGCTTCTTTGTCATGCTTCACCCCATCTATTGCTATTATGCCATCAAAACCCATATCTTCAACCCAGTTTTCAAATGCAGTTCGTTCTTCTTTGTCAAACTCATTTTCTAGTGCAGGATATGAATCACGTAGTTTTTCCCAGTCAGTTTTATTCTTCATCGTATCTCTCATATTTTTCGTTATCTAATAATCGAGCCATTCGGTCAAAAATGTAATCTTCAATACTGCTTTCTAAATACAAATATACACTGCTTCTAAAATCATCAGCAAAATTACCAAGATTAACAATTTCATCTAAATGTCTATCACTTGCAGACGACCACCAATTATCATCTTTATCATCTGAACCGCTATCATCTGCCATTGCTATAAACAAATTAGAAACCACCCTGCTAGGAACCTGTGTTTTGCCAAATAGCATTTCTGTCATTATTTCGGAAACGCCAGTGCTAAATGATGCAGGGTAAATATCGTCGAACCAAGACTTATGCGTCATCAACCAAATATAAACTGCTTCGTCTAATAGTTCATCATCTAAATCTGTAAGCCTTGCATCTTCGGCATTTAGCTTGTCAAGGTTACCCCAGATGAAATCATCGTAATCACCATTTAACATGATACAGCACCTCTTAAACAATCTTGGTAGTCCATTGTTGAAACAACAGCATACATAAAAAACAATGCTACAGCGGCTATAAGTGGCTTGTAGTTTCTTTTTGTTTTTTTGATTTCATTTAAATCCATATAGGTTTTTTGGTATTCATATAACATTTTATTTCTCCAATTTGATTAGTTGCCCCCTTTCGGGGGCGGTCATTTTAGAATGTTGATTCCCAGTAACTTCTTTTAAGGTCAG